TCAAATCAAAGGTTTCGTCAAGCGCACCTGTAATTTTATCAGCATCATGAGCGACGGTTTTATTGAAGTTAGGCAACTGCATTTTTTCTGGTGTTTGGCTACCGTAAAGCTTTCCTAAGTCAGCAAAATTATTAATCGTTTTTTCCGATTCAGTGACTTTAGTTTCTAGTTGAGCAATTTTTTCATTAGATTTTTGGATAGCTTCCGTAGCAGAATTGAGAGAAGCTTCTAGGGTAGCTTTCGTAGTTTCAAACTGTTGCTTTTGGGATTCTAGTGCCGATTGTTTTTCCAATTCCATCGCTTGTTTTACCGACTCAACGGTTGCCGTCACGGTATTTTGTACAATCTCTTGAAGCATTTTGGGGTCAAAAGCTGGCGCGGGGGCGGTAGCAGTAACGGGAGCAGGTTCGAGGTCAGAATTTTTAACTGGTACACCACCCTCAGAAGACTTTAAATCACCTCGAAAAGTGGCTTTTTGAGTCAGGGTGTAGATTTCTTCTTGAGAAGGAGTATCACTTCCTTCTACTGAATCTTTAATAGCTACGGGAGTAACCCGTTTGATTTCTTTTAGGGTATTCATTACTGACGCTGATCACTAACTATTAGATATAATTGTACTACAGAACTTTCTGTTTTAGGAAAAAACAAAAGTATTAAGACGAGAATCTATCAATCTCGCCTGACGACAATTGCCACTGGCAACAAAACTGCATTCGATAGAATCCATTTTTCCAGAACGGCGGTAATAAGGGGTTAGTATTTCTTCATCTACTAGCCCTGCCATATATGGGGGGTAATGGGGACATTTAGGATCACTGTAGGGAATATCACAGATAGGACAAATTGACTCACCATAGAAAAACCCACCCATTGAAACATCGGCTTTCCGTCCATAGGAAATTTCAGAAATAATCGGGTGAGTCGCTTCTACAAAACCAAAAACCAAGACCTGATGATAGCCATCTTTTTGAATTATTCGATAATCTTCGCCTGGATTAGGGGATTTTTCGAGGATTCGTGCTATCCCTTCCTTGCTTACACGAGGCAAGGAATAAATAAAAGAATCATAGATCATCCCAAAAGTTTTGGTCTGATCTTCCCATTCATGATCGATCATCAAAGCGCATCCGGGATAACTAGCCACCATAGTTTCTAGTGCATTTTTATCCCAAACTTGTAAAGAGCTATGAATTAAGTTATTTGAAGCAATTAAAGCGAATCGCATCAGTTCCGATGGTTCCCACGGATCGAGTCCGTAGGGTTTAAATTGATTGATTAATTGCATCTCGTCATCAGTGGGGTGACGAGTCGCTAGTAATTGTTCTAATTCAGCGCGAGTTAATTTTAGTTCCATAGCGATAAAAAATACTTATACAAACAATTCTATCTAAAGACTTGACGTTTATGGTTAACTAATGTATATTAATAGAGTGTGTACAGTCCCTACCAACCCTATAAATACAAAGTTTCAATACAAAATTTTCGTCTCCATAGGAAGTGTATAGTTTATCTAGCGTGGAAGTGGCCTCCACGCTTTTTATTTTGTCCATCCGAAATTTAACGAGAGCATATTCTGGGTAGGGCGTATTCTGGAATTGGAAAAAACAAAATAACAGCCACAATTAGCCCGACAAGTGCATCTCTCAGTCGGTCGGGGAAGTGTCCCTATTGGTTGCCAACTGGCACTTTCATAAAAAAGACACTCTTGGCAAGATTCTTTTTTGGTAATTATTCTCTTTTCCCACTTGTTGACTAGAGCGTGTCCTCTCCTGTTTCCCTCTTCAAAAGCTTCCCTAGACTTGGCAACGTACTGTTTAGAGCGGTTGATTATTTGAGCCTCTGATTGAGTACCAAGAATAATATCACGGGAAAACTTTCTTAATCGTGCGTATTGTGTTCTAAGCATCTGGCCGATTCTACCGTAGTCAGAAGCGTTCATGTCAGGCTTACCAACTCGATAAAGCTGAATAGTTAGGTTTTTAATCTCGAAAGACATTTTCTCTTCCCACTCACTGACAGTAATCTTTTTCTGCAAAAGGTCGCGGGTAATGTTATCTGTCTTTTGGATACGGGCATTAATAGTTTGTTGGGAGATTTGTCTAACTTTTTCAGTAGAGACAAACCTCCCCGTCCGATTATCTCGATAGCGTCGGGTTGCGGGATTAAAGGAAAAATCACTCATAGCTTATTTCAGGTTCTAATAGGTTTTTAAATTCATCATCCGGAGGTTTCTTTTTCCAATCATCGATAGCTTTTTGAATGTCATCGGCTGTTACTTCGGCTCTCTCTAGTAATCGACCAATTGGCTGTAGGTTTTTATCTTCTGGATTGAATTTATCTGTCATGCTATTTGTACAGTAGTATTTTTCTGGTTTTAGCTTCTTTGATTAGCCGATCACAAACATTACGCGAAGTATGACCATCCCATTCAGGGGCTTTAGGAACCCACACGGAATTAGGAATTAAATCTGCAAATTTTATCGGTAAATGATAGGTAATTATTCCGCTATTTAATTTACATCCCGCAATAAACCATCCTTCCCAAACAGTCTCGTCGTCGTGACAGTAAGAGGCAAACGAAAAAGCTGGCAGTAATCCGATTAGCTGAATAAATAAAAGACATCGATGGTCATAAAGTTCCTCAAAAGTGTGGTATCCATCTGAGACTTTGCTAGAGTTGCAAGGTATAAAGTTATCGTTGACTGTAATCCCTTCTGCCATATTATTTGTCTCCTAGTCCGTCATAAACTAATTCTTGGGTTTTTTCTGATTTATTGAGTTTAGCTTTTAGGTTACGGTTTTTAATTTCTAACATTTTTACCTTTAATTTTAATGTTTCATAATCAAACATCAGGTTATCGTATGAGTCGGTTAATTCGGCGTATTCGGCTCTCAAGTCTTCGATACTCAAATCTTCGATAATAGCGTCAAAGTTATTGTTATTCATGAATTTTCTCTTTAAATTAAATAATAACTCTTGACTGTCAAGAGTTATTTCTTGAAATTAGTCTCCTAATCCACTGTACGCTTTTCTTTCTGCTTTATTAAGTTCGCTAATCAAAGACTTAACCCGAGTTGTTAAGTCACGCACCTCATCTTCTAAAGCCTTAATTTTAGCGTTTTTAGCTTCCAGTTCAGTCATGTTAGCGACCAGAATACTATCATTAGAATTGGAAACAACATAAGCTTTTAGATTTGTCATAATTATCTCTTGGTTTTACTGTATTTTATCAAATTTAAAACAGGTTTAACTGTAATGGAGAATTATCTATTATTTCCTCTGTCGGTTCATCTGGAAAATATTCTATAGGTTGGTCTAATCTGTTACAAGCTATTCGATAATATTCTAACTCTTTCTCGATACAGATATAATTTCTATCTAATTCCTTACAGGCTAATGCAGTAGTGCCAGAACCACAAAAAGGGTCTAAGACTGTCCCACCTTCAGGGGTCAGCATTTCTACTAATCGCTTCATGATTTCTAGCGGCTTTTCTGTGGGGTGGTTGTAAATACCTTTCCCAGCCCTTCCCGTCTGCCGATAAGGTGGCAAAAAAGACCATACATTTGTAAAATTAACATCTCTGATTGCATACTCAAGGCGACTCATTTCAGGCTTTTTAAATTTTCTTGTTTTGTTAAATCTTGCTTTTTGAGTGCCTGCAAAATGACAGTCCTCCTTCCCAAAAGACCCTGTTTTGATTTTAGCTATTAATGCTGAAAAGTACCTTGAAAAAGATTCAATTGAATGGGTATCAAACATTATTCCTGGTATTTTTACATCTGTATAACAACCTTGTGTAATATAAAATTTATTTGTTTTTTTTTGTTTTATATATAACTATTGATTCATGTGCTTTGTTTAAATTTTGTGGATGGGTAGCACAGCAATTCCTCTTCACCCATGAGATATGTTCACAATAATGCAACTTTTCATTATTAGCTGAATTAATCCAATTAACCATAGTTGGCATTTGTCCAAAAAACGCATAAAAGCCATTGGTGACTCGTTTTACTTCTTTGGTAAAAAGTGGAATATCGACCACAGAATCCCATTCAGCTAATCCAATACCATAAGGCGGATCTGTGATTACAGCGTCAATAGAACCATCAGGAATAGTTTTTAAAACCTCAAAACAATCACCGTGAATAATTTGATTAATCATTTTGATTTATATTTAGTTTCTTAACGGGTTGTTTATTAGTTTCTTCATCGGTTAAATCAGAACCAGTGTCTTCAACCTCCCCTCCTGATAGACCATCAATAGACTCACTCCATTCTGGCCACAATATCCGATATTTATTTCTAGCATTTTCGGCATAAAAATCTAATCCTTTTCTGAGAATGATTTCTGTGTCAATTACCTGTTTGATAGCACCGCTAAGAAGCTGACACCATCCGTATCTCATCCTAGAATAGCGACGATCAGGCGACCGGGATAACTCTTTAGTTCCCCCTTTTGATTCTAATCCTGGGAAGAAATAGGTCGGGAATCCAGGGATAATTAGCTTGTACCGGCATTGCAAAAGAGTATCAATTAGCCCTGTTAAATCAGAGTTAAAATTAGCCATTTTACGAATATCTTGCCCAGGATAGCTGAGAATATGGTCGGATATTATTCCGCTTTTTCTACGGATTTCTAATTCTCGCTCATAAATTCTTTCTTGCTCGGTAGAAATACCTGGCATAATATGCAGAGTCGGAGAAACTCCTAAGTCATTAGATGCCCTAATCAAATTATCAAAAGCCT